CACAGTTTCTACATTTGGTGCGCTGTTAGGAATAGTTCCTAAATCTTTTTGTTTTTGTAACCACTCGTTTGGCGGCATCTTTTTAATTTTATCTTTCACAAAATCTTTTTGGCTGTCGTCGAAATGCTTTAGCTCGCCTTGTGTTAATACCGGTCTTGCCTTTAACAACCAAGGAGTAGGATGAGTTTTTAGTATATCAACAATTTCTACACACCTGTCCCAATTATCAGGATCCATTAGTACTGTTCCATTTACAAGAACATTTGTGTTATTATAAATCCAATCCATTACTTCGATTGTGTGATACGGATCTACTTTTTCGTTGTGAATACTTATTCCAATATCATCAAAGTATTCTGCGTATTTCTTCCACCAACGAAGTGTGCGTGTTCCGTTTGTGCTTAATGATATTTTACAGTTATACTTGTCGTGAAAGTATTTTGCAAACTCACCTAGGTCAGGCCACAGAGTTGGCTCGCCGCCGGTAAGATGTATTCTTACATATTTTTTGTTATGATATGTTTTGTATGTATCTATCAAGTGTCCTAGATTTTGTTTAACCAACTCTAAATCTAAAGGAAATCTATACTTTCCATCATTAAATCCGTCAAAGCAATAGTGGCATTTGAAGTTACACGTAGTTCCTACAATATAACCAATATGCAAGGAATCAACTGCATCGTGATCTATAATTTTAATTGGGTTCATTTCTTTTTACCTATTAACATATATCGATCATATTTAGGTGTTTCTAAATTTCCTCTATAAAATGGTTTTATATGACTCATTTTTGTAAAGTCATTTAGATCAATTGAACATCTTTTATGTTCTTCGTGTTCAAAATAATTATTACTTTGTAATACAATAACTGCATCATCTGGTTGATTAGACAGCCATTGCTGATACTGTTCTTGCGTAATATGTTCACAACTTGTGTTTATAACTACATCGGCAGATGTTTCAAAACCGCACATATCTGTTGTAATTGCGCTAAATTTCCCTTGCATTTCGTAACGCTTATTAATTGTATTAGCTATATCTTCGCACACAGGGTCTATATCCACGCTTGTAATGCTGTTTATATTGATATTAGAGTTAAACAGTATACTTGCAAGCACTCCGTTCCAGCCGCCGTATATGACGATATTTAACGGTCTAACGGGTACAAATCCTACCAAGTTCTCAGCTAACCATACTTTGCTGTTTACTTGCCCTTTCCAAAAACTTTCAAGTGTGCGATAGCGATCATCACTATTGCGAATAGCATCCATCCAAAATAATACGTCTTGTATATCAATTTTCATACTGTGCCTCAAACTTTTTAAAACTGCCACACTGCTTTGCACACTCTTTTAGAGGATCACACCCCCAGGTGTCTTGTATTGAATTAAAGTAGTTAGAATTAAATATTTCACGTAAACTACTGTTATATAAATTAGGTGCGCTGCCTATTCTAGTTGTTATATCTACTCTACTGTCATTGTGCGGAGGAATAAATTGTAGGTCTGTCCAACAACACGCCGTAACATTTCCGTTAGCACCTATGTAAATGCTGTTTTCTTTTTTAGCCTTACAATCAATAATCTTAGAATCAGTATTAACTTTTGCTCTATGTTGTATGCTTTTTTCTGTAGGAAATAATTCATCAACTTTAATTCCATTAGCATCAATAACTGTCAAACTGTTGTCTCTAAAACGACTTGTGTTTTTGTGAAAGAATTCTTTAAATCCTATTTCTTTGCTTAACTGCCTGCAATCTTCAACTTGGTGTTTGTTATGATCAAAAACTAACATATCCCATACCGCATAACCGCCGTTATTAATAAACGTTTTTGCGTTTTGTATAATCTTTTGCCAATTAGTATTGATACGATATCTAGAATGTGTGTCTTCTAAACCGTCAATGCCAAATCTAATATCAACATTTAGGTCTGCAAGTCGTCTCCAAAATGATTCTGACTTAGCACTGCCGTTTGTATTCATACTTAATACCATATTAGGATTGTGGAAACGCAGGTAAGTAAAAATTTCTAAAGTATCTCTAGCAGTAACAGGATCGCCAAAATTACCGCACATATATAATTTGTCTAGTTGCTTAACAAAGGCAATATCAAACCATTTTTGAAACTGATCGTATGATATTTCATTCAGTTCTAAAAATGGACTCTTAGGGCCGCCTTGTATATTTCTTGCACACATCGGACACGCTGCCTGACACTTGCTAGTAATTTCAAAATGTATATCCCTAATATCAGCTAACTTATACATTTTTTACCTTTGGTATTTTTGAGTCGGCGCTGCTTACACAACTAGGAGTAATGCACTGTAATGGTGCTTTAAACAGCTCAAATCCGCCGTCTAACGTGCCTAAGGGTTGGTCGTGGCAACTATAACTGCGTTTTACTTCGTTTTCACGTATAACGCATCCTTGATAACCTGCATTACAAGTCCATCCTTTGAACTTGTTAAAGCCAAACGCATTGAAACGTTCTGCTTGATCTAGTTCGTACTCTATTCCTTGATTGTCATAGAGCGCGACTTGTGCGACTTGCTCTCCGTTCCACTTTTGGGGAAACCCTTGCTGCATTTGTTGTATTTGTCCATTGCTGTATCCATCCACCACATAGGAAGCGGTAGGATCGGACTGGGGCTTGAGAGTAACATTGATACCTCTGGAGGCAAATCGTTCACAGCGTTCGTATAACTCTTGGAAAATTTCCGGAACCATAACTTGATTAATCGTAACATATACACCTGCTTTCATAAGCTGAAGACATTTGTCTCCAAACTCTTGTTCATTTGCAAACTCTGCGTGATAGCTTGCTGTTATACTTCTTCTTTGCAAAGTACTAGTTGACTCTATCCATCTGTTCCACCACTTACTTCCAGGTGACAAGTTAGTTGTCATATGTATACTTTGATACTTGGGTGTTGCATCACTGCAATAATGATCTATGATCTCCCCAAAGTATTTATACGCTGTGGGTTCGCCTCCTGAGAAGCTAAAATGAAAGTCATTGAAGCCGTTGTTTCTTGCTTGACGTTTTATTTCGTCTATTGTGTTTATGTACACATCTAAATTTTGATGATCAGGCGTACTTGACCTTGCATAAGGCCAACAGTAACTACAGTTATAATTACAAAATCTCGCAAGAATCCAAGACACTGTAAATAGCTCAGTATCTAATAAAGTCTTTTGACCAAAGCGTGTAATATCATTCCACGGTATTTTGTTGAAATTGTTCATATAACCATTCAAAATTATTTATTAGCCCCAAATCAGCCCCGCTAGAAAGCCCATACTGCTTGCCAGCAATAGCACCTGCAATAGCGTACTCACCGAAGGGAACATTCCCTCCAACTGTTGTCCATATTTGTAATCTTTCGTCTGTTTCATTGTCTACTTGTCCTCGTATTGTCTTACTTGATAATTTACAGCACTCTCTAAATGCTGACTTCCACGTATTAAATTCTGTTGTGTTAAACACTGTATTATTACTAACTTCAGGCATTGCATTAAACTTAGTAGAAATACTAGTTGTCATATCTGTTTTTGTAACATCCATTTCTAATGTTTCTTTTACAGGAAACAACTTTACACCACCGTACCCATATTCTAGATTATTAACAGGATTACGACTGCGCCAGACAAACACATTGTCTTTTTGCCACTTTGGTACTTGGTATTCAAGAATAAAATCATCAAGTAGTTCTGCGTCACCGTCAATGACCCAAAACATTGTTGTGTCACATAACTTAGCGGCTTCAATATGTGCTTGATGAATTCCTTTTACACCGTCAACTCGTTTAGCCTGTGGGTATCGTTTTAATAACTGTTCGTAATGCTTGTCTGCATTAGGTTCGTTATAACTAATAAACACAATGTCATACGGTTTAGGAATACTTGCTAAATGAGATATTTCTTTCTTTTTTGTATACCAGCAAAATTCATATTCTCTTTTAGAAATATATTTATTTTTATGATGAATCATTATGCCGTCATTATACAGCCCGTTCTTAAAAATATGAATGTTGTCTTTTTCCCATATGGGTATTTGATAGTCAAACAAAAAGTCTGCTTCAACGTCATTAGGAATTACCCAGACAAATTCACTTGTAACTGTTGTTAGTTGTAACACATAATCATCATAATTGTCAACATATATCTGTTGATATTTCTTTGGATAAGAAGCAAGTTTATCTACTTCCTTTTTGTTAACAAAGAATCTATGCTCAAATTCTCGTTTTGAAACTAATGTGTCTCTATGACAAATAAACAGACCATCAAATTCGTTTCCATTTTTAAAAATATGTACTGTACTTCTTTCCCAGTAAGGTATTTGATAATCAAAATTAAAGTTACTGTCAACATCAACGTCTGTAGGAATTACCCAAACAAACTCGCTACTACAAGACGACATTTGTGAAACATAGGTATCATAATTATTAACATAAATTTTATCATATGCTTTTGGAGTAGATGCAACAGTGTCTACTTCTTTCTTGTTCCTAAAGAATCTATAATCAAATTCTTTTTTTGCTACTACGTTATCTTTATGGCAAACAAAAATGCCATCAAACTCAGATCCATTTTTAAAAATATGTACTGTGTTCTTTTCCCAATAGGGTATTTGATAATCAAAGTCAAAATCTACATCAACGTCATTAGGTACTACCCAAACAAATTCACTTGTTACTGATTCTATCTGAGTAACATAGTCATCGTAATTATTAACTTTAATTATATTGTAGGGCCTTGGTGCAGAAGCAACAGTGTCTACTTCTTTTTTGTTTCTAAAGAATCTATAATCAAATTCTTTTTGTGAAACAGATGCATTTTTATGTTGCAAGAACAATCCGTCATTGAACTGGCCATTTTTAAAGATATGAATTACATCTTGTTCCCAGTAGGGTATTTGATAATCAAAGTTAAAACTAGTCTCAATATCATTTGGTACTACCCACACAAATTTACTTTTAGCAAGTTGTAATTGTTTAATATAGTCGTCATAATCTTTTACAAATATTTTTTCATATGGCTTTGGTGTCGAAGCAACAATATCAATTTCTTTTTTGTTTCTAAAAAATCTATAATCAAATTCTCGTTTTGCAACTACATTATCTTTATGACAAATAAACACTCCGTCAAACTCAGAGTTGTTTTTGAATACGTGTACGTTATCACGTTCGTAGTAAGGTATATGATAGTTAAAATTACAGTTTGCATCTATATCATCTGAGATTACCCATACAAAGTCGCTTTGTGCTGATTCCATCTGAGTAACATAGTCATCGTAGTCACTAACATAAATTTTGTCATATTCTTTTACAGTTGAAACTTGTATATCAATTTCTTTTTTGTTTCTAAAGAATCTATAATCAAATTCTCTTTTAGATATATCGTTGTCTTTGTGTATTAAAAATACTCCGTCATAAAACTCGCCATTTTTAAATACGTGTACGTTATTCTTTTCAAAATACGGAATGTAGTAATTAAAATCCCACTCTACACTAACGTCTGTAGGTATTACCCATACAAAGTCGCTTGTAGCAGATGATACCTTTGCAACATAGTCATCGTAATTGCTTACATAAATTTTTTGATATGCTTGCGGAGTAGACGCAACAATGTCTACTTCTTTCTTATTCCTAAAAAATCTGTAACTTAATTCTTTATCTGATACAGTTGCATTTTTAGGAAACAAACACAGACCGTCAAAATTTTGACAATTTTTAAATACGTGTATATACTCTTGGCTATAATCGTCAACTTCGTAATCAAAATTAAAGTTACTATCAACTTCTAAATCCGGCCATACTGTCCAAAAGAATTTTGTAAAACACATTTGTTTTGCCAGAGTGATATTATCTGCTTGTTTTGCAGTAGGGTATTGTTCCTTTAGTATCTGAAACTGTTCTTGGTTAGAGCCAATAAAGATGATATCATACATTTATATATTATACAGCAATTTTTTATATTTTGCAACCTTTAATTTTGAGTAAGTGTTTGGAAATAATTCCAGTTATCGTCAAGCATACGATTTTTTTCAGGCATATTTAACCAAAGGTTATTACCATTTTCGTCATCAAGTGATCTTAACACTTTGTGAAAGTACTTTTTATTCCAGTAAAGAAGTTCAGTAATGTCATTTAAAAAGTAAGTTTTTAGATCCATATGCAAGGCGTGAGTCTGACTTTTTCTTAGAGGTTCTTTGTTGACGTCTCTCCAAGGAAGCATAAAATAAGGTATTCCTAAAGTATGAGCAAGATGTGCTACGCCGCCTTCATACCCTATAACTGCTCGACACATTGATAATAATTCTATCTTTTTTTGCAGATCTAACTTTCTAGAATCAATAGTAATTACATCGTATCCGTGCAGACGAGCTGCTCTAAAAACTTCTTTGTATTCATCTATAGTGTATAGCTTGTTCCAAGGATATTTGTTTGCTTTACTTTGAGGTATTAGTTTAGTTACATCAGTTGTGCCAGGATACATTGCAAGTCCAATAAAAGAGTTACGCTTATAATCAACATCTTTTTTAATATAAGGACAATTTAATTTTGATAGATCACCAAAGCTGATTACGTTTGCTGGATCAAGTCCAACAACAACTTCTAAATTTAACTCATACAAACTTATAATATCTTTAAAAAGAAAATAGCAGTAAGTTTCTGTACTAAAGTTAATTGTAGTATACTTAGAGTCGTTTATAACAGAAATAGCACACAGTACTGTTCCTAACCCTTGGTTATCCCATTCTTTAGGAATAGTTAGGTACATTTTTAACCTAACCTATGTTTTTTAAGCGTCTTAGTTAGCTCTGGCCATAATTCTTTAAAGGAGTATTTTTTATCAGGATGCAACTTAGTCTCTAACTGTTTGGTATACTTAAAAAACTTGTGATCAATAGTAGGTTTATCGTGTGAAAGATCTTCTCTGTATTCTTCTAATCTAGCAATTGAAGGGAATGTATTTCTATATTTTTCTATTACTCTATTAATTTCTTGTTTAGCTGCTGATCTCATTTCTTTTGGTAAATCAAACACACTAAAGTGACTAGGATTTAAAATTGCACACCAGAAGATATCATTAATTCCTTGGTCTGCAATAAAGTCATAAAATTCCATAAGGTTAAATGCAGTGTATATATTATACATTGGATGAATATTAATTTCTTTAACACCACAACCTTTTAGGTATTCTAAATTTTGTGTAAGAACGTCCCATTCTGCTCTGTGTCTTACATATTCAAATCTAGGTCCTATGTTTTCAAAACTAATGCCCCAGCATATGTTAGGAAAGTCACTAATTATTTTTTGTGCTACTTTATTTGATTTTAAAGGAACACTTAGATTAGTTAAAATGTAGCCTCTAGTTTCATTGTCTACAATATCAAATAATTTGTGATTTTCTTTTTGTAGTAAAGGCTCGCCGCCAAGTAAATTTATATTTGAAATTGTATCTTTGTTTTGTTCAATGTAGCTCAACAAGTCTGTTGAGTCTTTTAACGGATCCATATACTTGTTTAAAATTTTTGCCCAAATACTACTAAAATATTCATAACAGTA